CAGTTTGAGAAGCGCTCGATGCGCCATGTGTACTGCGCGCCGGCATGCCTGTTCGCCGCCAAGCGGAAGGCCGACGAGAAGCGCGAGCGCAAGGAATACCGCGAGCGCAAGCAGGCGATGAAAAGGCTGGCCGATCACAAGGAAGACACGCAGAAGGTCGTGAACCGCTACATCCGCCTGCGCGACGCTGACCTGCCGTGCATCAGCTGCGGCCGGCATCACCAGGGCCAGTACCACGCCGGGCATTACAAATCGGTCGGCGCACATCCCGAGCTCCGCTTCAACGAGCTGAACATCCACAAGCAGTGCTTCCCATGCAACACGCGCAAAGGTGGCAACGCGCTGGAGTACCGCAAAGGCCTGATCGCAAAGATCGGCGTCGAGAAGGTGGAGCAGCTGGAGGGCCCGCATCCGGCGGCGCATTACTCGGTCGAGGACTGCAAGCGGATCGCAGCCGAATACCGCCAGAAGATTAAGCAGTTGCAGCAAGCAGTAAAGGATAGGCCGGCGTCAGCGCTAACTGACCCGGCCCGTGACTCAATCGTCAGGAGCGATCAAGTGAACGAAATTCTACCCCAACCCGTCCAGGTGCCGGAGGTCTCGGCATGAACTTCTACAAGCATTACGTCGGCGACTACAGCCGCGACACGGGCGACCTGTCCATTTCTGAGCATGGCGCCTACCGCCTCATGCTCGATCATTTCTACGGCACCGGACGCCCGCTGCCGTCCGATCGCAAGGCGCTGTACCGTCTGCTGCGCGCCGAAAAGGACACCGACCGCAAGGCGATCGACGCGGTTTGCATCCGGTTTTTCCGCCCACTTCCGGCCGATTTTGACCTGCTTTCGTCCTGGCTCGACCTGCGTACGGAGGAGGAAAAAAGTCCGCTGCGCCTGGTCGTTCTGGAGTGGACCGAAGTCGATGGTCTCATCAACCTGCGTGCAATCCGGGAAATGATGAAAGCCGCCGTGATCGCCGAGAAAAACCGCGAGATCGCGCTTAATAGGGAGCAGAAGCGTCGGCTGAAGCTGGTTTCGGGAGGGCTCAAATCGTGCTGATTTCCGAAAACGCGACGCTCGAATTTGACAAGGCTTTGGACCACGCTTCGTGCTCGGAGCGTGATACGTCCGGTCAACCAATCCATAGCCATAGCCATAGCCATAGCTTTAAAACCTTAAACCCTGAAACCCGCCCAAGCCAGGCGAAGGAAATTTCGGGCTCCCTGACCCTGCGACCGTACCAGGCTGCGGCGGTCCAGAACCTTCGCCTTGGCTTGGGCAACGGGGTTCGTCGGCAGATCCTGTGCTCGCCGACCGGCTCGGGCAAGACCGAGATCGGCATGGCGATCGTCAAGGGCGCCATCGCGAAGGGCAAGCGCGTCGGCTTCCTCTGCAACCGCATCCACCTGGTCGGGCAAACCTCGCGGCGCTTCACCAAGGCTGGCATCGCCCACGGCGTGATCCAAGGCGAGAACACGGTTCGGACCTACGAGAACGTCCTGGTCGCGTCGATCCAGACCGTAGCCCGCCGCGGCATGCCGGATGTCGACCTGCTCATCATCGACGAGGCGCACACCGTCGCCGGCAGCAAGGACTACCGCGCCGTGATCGCCGGCGCCAAGGGCATCCCGGTCATCGGCCTGTCCGCCACGCCGTACTCGCGCGGCCTGGGCAAGCGCTACGACGAGCTGGGCGGCGCGCTGTTCGAGCAGATGGTGGTGGCGGCGACCATCCCCGAGCTGATCTCCGATGGCTTCCTAGTCGACTGCGACGTCTACGCGCCATCGGAGCCGGACATGACCGGCATCAAGCAGTCGCGCAATGCGTTCGGCGAGATGGATTACACCGACGCCGACGTGGGCCGCGCCGTCGACAAGCCCGAGCTGATCGGCGACATCGTGACCCACTGGCGCAAGCTGGCCAACGGCACGCCGACGGTCTGCTTCGCGTCGAACATCGCGCACAGCAAGCACATCGTCGAGCAGTTCCGCGGCGCAGGTGTGACAGCTGAGCACATCGACTGCTACACCCCGGAGGAAGAGCGCAAGGCGATCCTGCAGCGCATCGAAACCGGCGCGACGCTGGTGATTTCGAACGTCGGCATCCTGTGCGAGGGTTGGGACTTCCCGGCCTGTAAAACGCTGATCCTGGCCCGCCCGACGCGCTCCCTGATCCGCTACATCCAGATGGCTGGCAGGGTGCTGCGCCCGCACGAATCGAAGCCGCGCGCGCTGATCCTCGACCACTCCGGTACCGTCACGCGCCTGGGCTTCCCGACCGACGAATTCCCGCTCGAGCTGGACGACGGCAAGCCGAAGACTTCGTCCGCCAGCGCGCCGAAGGAAAAGCCGATGCCGAAGGCCTGCCCGAAGTGCAGCTACCTGAAAAAGTCGCACAAGTGCCCGGTCTGCGGCTTCGCGCCGGAACGCCAGTCCGATGTCGAGACGCGCGAGGGCAGCCTAGTCCTGCTCGACAAGGCCAAGACCGCCAAGGCGACCAAGGACGAGAAGCAGGCGTTCTACTCGCAGCTGATCGCGATCGCGACGGCCAGGGGATACCAGGGCGGCTGGGTTTCGCACAAATACCGCGAGAAGTTCGGCGTCTGGCCCAAGGGCCTGCAAGACGTCGCGATCGAGCCGACCGCCGAAGTGCGCAAGTTCCTGCAGCACCTGCAGATACGCCATGCGAAGGGCCGTGCGAAGGAGGCGAGCTATGCAGCACGCTAGGCCACGCACCGCGAACGAGGCTGTTGGGCGCTGGCCCGGCATCCTCCAGGCCCTCGGCATCGACGGCAAGCACCTGCGCAACAAGCACGGCGCCTGCCCGGCATGCGGCGGCAAGGACCGTTTCCGCTTCGACGACAAGGACGGCCGGGGTACCTGGTACTGCTCGCACTGCGGCTCCGGTGACGGCTTCGGCCTGCTCCGCCAAACCTTCGGCTGGGATTTCCGGCGCGCTGCGCAGGAGGTCGATCGCATCGTCGGCACGGTGCAGGCCGGTGCGATCTCGAAGGAGCGTAGCGAGGAAAGCAAGCTGCAGGCGCTACGCGCGGCATGGAAGTCCAGCCGCCCGGTGACGAAGGGCGATCCGGTCTGGCTGTACCTGAACCGCCGTGTCGGCATCGAGGTGGTGCCGGCCGACATCCGCCTTCACCCCGGCATGGCGCACAGCGACGGCGGCACCTATCCCGTGATGCTGTCGACCATGCGCTATCCGGACGGCTCTGCCGCTTCGATCCATCGCACCTACCTGACCGCGGACGGCCAAAAGGCGCCGGTGGTCGAGGTGAAGAAGTTCATGCCCGGCAAGCCGCTACAAACGGCCTCCATTCGGCTCGGCGCGGCCGGAGAGAGGATCGGTATCGCCGAAGGCATCGAAACGGCGCTAGCCGCATCCAGGCGTTTCGGCGTGCCGGTATGGGCCGCCACCAATGCCGTGCTGCTGGAAGCATGGACTCCGCCGCATGGCGTCAAGGAGGTGCTGATCGCTGGGGACAACGACCCGAGCTACACCGGGCAGTCGGCAGCGTTTGCGCTGGCTCGGCGCCTGGTGCGGGATGGGTATGCGGTGGAGATCCAGATTCCGACGCGCGAGGGGGCGGACTGGGCTGATGAAGGTATCTAGGGCATTCCTTCAGGACTTTGCCTACCTGGCGAATTACTACGGATGGACGCCGGCCGACATCGAGGAGATGAAGGCGGCGATCAGGGAAAACGAAGAACACGGCCGGCGCTACATCACGGTTCTGGCTAGGGCGCACAGGGCGGGATACCGGCAGACAGCCGAAAACGGGTTCATCCGGCTGGATTACTGGTTGATCGAAAGAGGCATGGAGCCGCTGCATGCCGCGGCGTTTGAAGGGAAAAGGGGAGAGTGATGAGGGTGATTGCAAGGTTGATGCTGGCCGCGTTCAGCGGTCTTGCATGGTCGGAACCGTGGACCATATACGGCAGTTCGTCGTGGCCGACGTCCTATCCGGGGCGCTACACGAGGAAGCCGGCATGCGGCAGCGTAGCGCGGGACCGGCGCGCCGCGGCAAAGCGTCGCAACCAGGTGCGCAGCAAAGGGAGGGCGCGGTAAGACGCACGGCGTGGCTAATTCAGCCCCAACAAGTGCATGAGCAACAGGAAGCCTCCCAGTACCACAACAATCAAAACGGCAAAGA